GGCAGAAGGATTCGAACCTTCGACCGCCTGCTTAGAAGGCACAAACCAAAATACATAAAAGCCAATAAAACCAATACTTTACAATTTGTAAGACATTTTTTTATGTTAATTGTTCGTGATTATAAATAAAAAAGCAGTCCATTTCTGAACTGCTAATCACCGGGAACCACACCGGAACTAAAACCAAATATAAACAAAACCTACCTTTTAATATTAATTATCGACTTTTTAAACCCTACCATCCCAAAACTTTGATCACCAACTCGCAAAAATTCTCCTGAAATAATATCGCCTTTTCTGTTTTGAAAATTTAGATCCAGTTTGTATGCTGCTTGGTTCAAATCTTTATTCAATCCTACTGCTCCACCGGCCAAAACTCGAAACACAGTTTCCTTCTGCTTAACCGGAACCGAGATTGTTTTTTTCTTAATTGTGTAGTTTGGTGTAATCTCTTTTACTTCGCCCTGGACAACTCCATTGATGTTGAGTGTCAAATTTTCATCTTCAAAATCAGTAGAGAACTTATTTAATTGAACAGCTTTATCGAATAAAAGCTTTTTGATACTATCGTTTGCTTTAGCGAAATCTTGTGCCAATTTTTTATTTTCTTCAATTAACTTCTGTACTAAGGGACTAGGTTCTGTACTAAGCGACTGAGGTTCTGTACTAATTTTTAATTGTGTTGAATTCGGCTTGTTTAAAATAGGCTCATGAACTGGCTTTTTAGCTTCAAACTTTCCTTTTACTTCCGGAACTATTACTTTTGCAGTTTGTGGTGTTGGCGCGCTACGGGAGCATCCATTGAACCATAATACAACAAACAGTAATACCCAACCAAGATATTTCAAGGCTTCCTTCCAAAATGGAGTAAATAAGTTTATCTGCTTCATTACGCTTCGTTTTTAGATATAAAACCATTTGAATTTACTGCAATTGCTCTTACGCTATCTGGCTGAGATATTTTCCAAGCAGTTCTTCTAATTCCCGCGCATCTTGTTTTTTCAATTCGTGTGATACAAACCATATTAGATTGATTTCCGCCTAATACATGGTAGCACGTATTATCTTCTCCCACATAAATACCAACATGGCCACCGCCGTTTCTTTTAAAAGTTAGTACATCTCCTAGCATAGCCACTTTTTGCTTGGTTCCGAACTTATTCCAGTTCAATGCCCAAAGACTTTCTGTAGCAGTAAATGGCAAATCTAATCCTGATTCCTTACAGACATACGCCATAAAAAGTCCACACCACGCAATTTCATCAGCGTTATATATTTTTTCAATACCCAACTCTTTTGCCCATGACATAATCTCTGCTGAATGTTTGGTTCCAATGATTTCTTTAGTACCAACTAATGTTAATGCCTGGACCAAAATTTGAGGCGATGTTAATTTTTTTAGATAGTCGTAGTTCATGATTAATTATTTAAATATTTCCTTTTTAAAATTTCAATATCCGCTTTCATTATCTCTATACTTTGACGATTTAATTCAGCGCGAACGGTTAAAGTTTTAATTTCATTTTGAATAATAATAGATGACGCTTTGCTATCAACTGTTGCTTCTTTTCTTTCTGCTTTCAATTCCTCAAGTGCTTCTGTTGCTCTTTCAACTTTTGCACTCATGCCTAAAAAGAAAGCAAACAATGGAATTACATAGATGCCAAATTGAATAACATCTTTTGCTCTAAAATTTATATTATCTACATTCATATTATTTTCTTGCTTTCATGCTAAACTTCATAAAAAGTAAAGCGAGTTCGTTATTTGTTGCTCCGATTATTAATGCTCCAAAGGCCGTAGGTTCCATTTTTAAAGTTTCATTTGAAAACCGTAAAAAAATAAAAGTGATTAAAAAACCAACTAACAAATTGATTAAGTTGTCTTGAATCAAGAATTTCCAAGACCAGCTATTTGGAGTTTCATCGCTTGACTTATATTTCACTTTTGCACGAATCAGTATAGCTGTAAATGCTCCAATGAAAGCTAATACAAACCAAGCTGCGTAGGTTGGTAAATCTGTTGTTCCGAGTAATTGTTCTAAAAATTTTTGCATTGTTATTTGGATTTTACGTGATTAAAAAATAAAAATTGAAACCGTTACAATAGCTATGATTACTGGGATGATTAATGATTTCATATTTTATGGTTTTTGATATACAACCCTTGAACCCGTTAACTTGTACAATTGACCTGATAATAAAGCAGTGTCAGCATCGGCTGTCGCATCACTTGCGTAAATAGGGATGACAGCTTTTAAATTTCCTCCTGCCGTAACACTTGAGGCAAAGGTTGTTGGCTTATCAATAGATATATTACCTACATCAGAACTTATAGCCAAGCCTGTTCCATTATGCTGAATATAAGCCAACCTTGTACCAGAAGCATTATTAAATCTAAAAAATGGGGAAGAACCTTTAACCGTTACAATATCAGCCCCCTCAATATTTCCGCTTGCCGTAACACTTGAAGCGAAGGTTGCTTGCATAGCGGAGTTTAATGAAAATGCCTCTGTGATTGCCCCTAAATTATTTCTTTCTATTGCGAACTTTGAACCAACATCTTGTTGAAGTCCAGCTTTAATATTGTAACCGTAATTTGCCGAATCCATTTTTAAAAAAGTATAAGTATCAACAAAAGGTACTACAGGTTTACTTAATATTAAATCTTGTGCCGTAACACTTGAAGAAAAGTTAGCGCTTGTACCATTTAAAGCACCCGACAAAGTACCACCCGTTAAATTTAACTTACCATCTAAAGCGGTTTGAGTAGCTGTTGAAACTGGCAAACTTGCTTGTGTTATATCCGTTCCCCCTGCCAAAAGTATGTTTGTTGAAGTAGCTGAAGTTTTAACAAATGAACCTGCCGTTTGTACTTGACCGTGAAGCCTTGTGAAAGCAGTACTTGTTGTTCCTATAATAGCTGTATTTGTACCTAATCCTACTGCATTTGCACCTATAACTATTTCGTTATCAAATCCCCCACCTATTCCAGCCCTAGTATCTTTACCTAAATAAACAGAATTTGTTGTATTTGCATTACTTACTCCATTAGCAGCTAAAGAGCCAGAATTAACGCCTACAGCTGTATTTCCACTTTGAGTTGTATTGGTTGATAATGCGTTAAATCCTATTGATGTATTATTTTGTCCTGTACTATTAACTTTTAATGCTCCGTCTCCAAAACTTGTATTAGTAGAAATATTACCTTTTCCATTATTCCAAACCGTTAAATCAGTAGCGTTACTTTCTAATTGTGGTATATTGTTAGCATTAGCTAAAACAAAAGCCGTTGTTGCTATTTGTGCTGTATTCGTTCCTACTGTTGCTGTCGGTGCTGTTGGCGTTCCTGTAAAAGTTGGAGAGGCTAAATTTGCTTTTAAATCTAAAGCGGTTTGCGTTGCTGTTGAAACTGGCAAACTTGCTTGTGTTATATCTGTTCCGCCCGCTAAAAGTATGTTTGTTGAAGTGGCGCCGGATTTAATGAACGATGTAGCAGTTAGACCATTTGTTCCAAATCTACCTCTTTCAACTCCATCTACAGTAAAAACAATAGGGCTTAATCCTAAGCTTCTAATTAAAAATGCTCTGTCGCCTGGCAAATAACTATATGTTAAATCTGCTAAATTTGTAGAAGGAAAACCATCTAAAGTACCAATTGCTCCAGGTCCTTGATATTTTAAATGAACAGAACTAGATGTTGTAGAATAATCACTACTTTGTAAATCAACAATTGCTTGGTCATATCCTCCACCTCCAGGTCTAACATCTAAATTTGCGCCATTTGTACCTCCGAAAATATAAAACCTAGTAAAAAAATCAATGTTAGTATTTGTGCCAACAGAAAAAGTATTTGAAGTTTCAAAAGCTTTAGAATTGACAAATGAAGTTCCGTTCCATTTTGGCAAATAGTTTGTCGTTAAACCAGTAGGGGTATTAAATTTTAAGTTTAAAGCTGTTTGAGTTGCAGTAGAAACTGGTTTATTTGCATCACTTGTATTATCTACATTAGAAAGTAAAACATCCGTTTTATCTACCACAACAGCACCGGTCCTTCCATTAACCGAAGTTACTGAATTATTATTATCAACTTTGCCCCATGATACTCCATTTGAAATAATCCAATCACCAATATTTAAAGTTAAACCTACCTGAGTACCAGCTGTAGAAACAATATAATAATGACCTTTATTTTCACTAGCTACCAATGGTAACGCAGGTGTGTTATTAGCCGCGTCATAAGTACCCTTATAGTTTACTGCTCCTAATAAAGCATCATTTATTTGTATTAAAGGAACTTTTCCTGAAGAGTCTAATGAAGCATAACCGTTTGCTATTCCTTTATTTGAAATGTTTTCTTTGCCACTTATATCGGCACTCAAAGAAATGTAAATAGTGCCGTTATATCGGTAGATGATATTATTGTCACGAGTTACATACAGCTTTGATGTGTTACCAATTTCGGTAGTAAGTTGAGATGCAGTATCTACGAAAATAGCATCAATTAAATCTCCTTTAGATATTTTATTTACAAGGCCGTCTATTTCTTGCACATTGACAAATGGCGCAGTTATAGAAGTAGTGTTGCCTGTTATTTTTAGCTTATTCGCTAGTGTTGTCTGTGCTTCTAATTGCAATGATGCTGCAAAAATTAATAAGAGTAAGAAATACTTTTTCATGATTTATTTAATTTTAATTGAGTCAATTTTTATATTTTCTATTTTATCTTCCATAAACAAATTAACCCCTGACGGCTTATATTGGTTTATGTTTTTTAAAAAATAACTAGCAGAATCTTTTGAATAAAATTCCTTTTTTATTGTTTCTTTTACTGTTTTCAAATGATAAGCAGCACAAGACATTGTTGATCTATTCATCGTTCCAAATTCCGAAACTTTTGAAGCATCAGGACAAGAAGCTGATTGAATTGAAACTACTACCCACGCAATAATATATTTATACATAATTTTAAATTTCTGTTTGAACTAATGGTGTAAAATTGTTAGAATCGCTCAAAGATCCTGATATGTAAATAGCTTCTGTGTATCGAATTAAACCATCGTTGGTCCATCCGCAATAAATGTCTCCAGGTTCAGGTGTTGGTAATAAATTTCCAAATCCTTTTTGAATAAGCTTAAATGCGTTAAAAGGATGTGGTGCTGTTAAATAGTCAAAATTTGCGTTGATTTTTGCACCCGCAATTCTTGCTCCATCTCCTGTTTTATCGCCTACAGTAGTTCCTAGATTTATTTTTTGCAAAGCCATTATTCAGTTGGGTTTTCATCAAACGTTCTATCTTCTTGATCAAACGTGATTTCGTTAGTACTAAATTCAAAAGGAATTTTAGGATCCTTTAAATCGTTTTCGGTTATGGCTGGAAACTTACTATTTCCTACACCTATTCTTTGTATATCCATTATTCTCTTACTGCTGCTCTAATTTCAATTTTTGCCGGTAAATTAATCACCGTACCTTGACCATTTATAAAGTTTACTGTATCAAACTGAACACTTGAATTAATACTTGCAAAAGAAGCTGTTTCGCCACTCAAAGAACCTGCAGAAGCACTTGCTTCAATAGTAAAGAAGATTTCATCAGTAGCTATATAATTCAGTAAAACAGGAACTGAAAACGCTCCATAAGTCACATATTCCTCTAACACCACTCCATTTTTTTCAATAAGCAGATAGCCGTAAACACTCCATCTACTTACTTCTACTAATATTTTATAAATACCTTCCAGGTTCAGCACAAAACCCTCAGGAATATTTGGATCAATCACTAGCTTGTATCGTGCTTGCACCGCATGATTTTCAAGCGTTTCAACCTCATTGTAATACAGCTCTTCAAAAATGATTTGATAGTCTTTTTTTCGAATTACATTGACGGTATCTAATGCCGTAGCGCCATCATTATCTGTTACTTGAATTTGATAGGTATAATAATCACCAGTTAAATTGGTTAAATCAGTATTCAAAGCAAAAGGCGAATCGATGATGCCACCAAAAGTCCCACTGGTTTTGGTCCATTGCTGACTAGCAATAAACCCATCAGGATCATAAGCATTTGACGTAAGCGAAGCTGTAGTTTGTAAATCTGTTAAATAAATATCATCACCAGCCAATACAATTGGCGGCACATTATCATCACCTGGAACGGTCGCTGTAGCATCTTTATAAATAGAACGCCCTACTGTAATGGTAGTTTTGTTTTCGTCAAGATTCCAACTACAATTAAGCAGGTAAAAATCTTTTGGATAAACATATTTAAACAAAACAACATCGTTAAATTTTACAGCATTTAAAGCCACACAATCTATTTTTTCGTGTGCTGCATTAAACATTCTTCGGTAAATATTAGATACCGTTTTAGCGTAGGATGTGTTTTCTATTTGATAAATAGCATCGGTCCATTGTTGCCAGGTTGTTCTATTGTCAAGTAAATCGTCAACGGCGTATTTATGTACTACAAAAAAACCTGAAGTATAAGCTATTTCGGTTTCAACAACCATTTGCTCGCCATCATTAAAATTGTAAAAAACATCTATAACAGGAATCAAAACGCCTTCTTTAAAAACTTGAAAACGGTTTTCATCAATTAAATTTGCATCCTGCAAACTCATTACACTATAAAATTTTCCATTATTTGAAAAGCCATATAAAATAGGTGCTTGAATAGCGTTAAAAAATGTAGTTTGTTCTTTTAGTTTTTTCAATCGGAACCCTTTTGAAGTTCCTGATTTGTCATCACCATAAGTCAATTCTAATTCTTTATCAACAGTAAAATCACCGCTAATTAAATCAGTAATAATTTCCTCATCTTTAAATCCTATTACAGATACTGCTGCTGAACGCAATTCAATACCCATAATTTTAGTAGTAATAAGCGAACCAAAAGGCGCATAAATCCGAATATCAAGCAAAGAATCAGCTGTAACAATATGTTGAAATTCTTTTTTTACAGTACCACTTTCTTCAAAAAATATGTTTTCATTATCCGAAACGTTTTCTTTAAAATTGGTAAAAACAACCACGCCATTCAGTACAATTTCGTACTTAAAAGGATTTTTCCATAACTCATAATCAATCACATCAGAAACTACAGAAATAAATTTTACAATACTAAACTCTAAATTGAAGGTTATTTTTTGCGCCTTAGCAAAGTATATTTTTTCTTTTAATGAAACCCAACGCGTATTATCCTGAGGATAAGAAAGAGATCCATCACCCGTAAAATGACCTTCATTATAGATACGCGTATAATAATCCGGTTGGTCACAAATCGCATACAAGCCACCGTGTCCCACCCAATCCGAATTATAAATAGTGCCCTTGACACCCGTAACTAGTGCCCAGCCATCATTTACTTCTTTACATGCAGTCTTAGGTATCGAAGGCTCTATTTTTGGATGCGTAATTGTGATTTCGTTGTAAGGCGGTATAATAGTAACAGTTGGTGTTACCAATGGCGTTATTTGTTTCAACAAACGATTATAAACCACATTGCTTACAAACTGGCCATCAACATCATACACTTTATAAGTTACTTTACGTAAGTGACGGGTGTTTATACCCTCAATATACCAGCGATTATCCGCTTGGTAGCAAACACAAAGCGTGTCTTCTAATAAAGTTTGAAGGATTTTGTAAGCATCTTGTTTTTTTTCTTTGTTTAAAAAATCAGCCGTATCAACATAAATGGTATTCCAGTCTTTATTGGTAAAATTTTCGATAGCAGGATTAAAATATAAATCAAGCTCCAAACCAGTTAATTTTAAGCATTGACAAAAAATATCAATCAATGATTTTTCACGAGAATAGTATTCATCCGGAAGGTATTTTCCTTTCAAACGACCCAATCCATCAGTGGCCGTAAACGAAACAAAGAAACACACGTTTTTATATGGTTCAGAATATAAATCAGGAAGGATGTACCCTTGCCAAACAACACTATCACCCACATAATTTTTCACCAAAACCTTATAACGATGTTCGTCACCAGTAAAGAATTCGATAAACGCCGCATCTTCTGCAGTTTTAGTCAACATATCAAAGTTGAATTCGCTGCTCACAATAGCCATTTCATCCTTAGAGTCGCCACCGTTCCACTTCAGGACAATTCCAGAAGCAGAAGCATCCTCTAAGACTAATTTAGTCAAAGGACTTGTAGTGTCTATTATATCGATATAATAAGCCATTATTGAGTTCTTTGATTACGTTTATCAGTACGAGCCAAAAGCAATTGCAGTTCATTACCGCTTACACTTAAATTTCCCATTATTTGAACGGCTACATCACTAGCATTTACTGCTTTATTCATAGCACCAAAAACAGATTTTTGTTGAGAATTATTTAAAATCAATTCCCCACTATTTACACGAGCCAATATTTTATCGCCATAAAATGAAGAGCCCCCAACAATACCACCATTTGCAAAAGCTTGCGGTTTTTGCCCGGAAGATTTTGATAAAGCAGATTTTGCAAAAGTCCCTAAAGCAATCAAAGCAATTCCCGCTGCAATAGCCACAACAGGATTCAATGACTCTAATGCTTTTTTAATTCCTAAAACCGCTATACCCACAGATATAGCAATTTTACCTACCTGAATAGCCATATCAGCTAATGTCATTAAAAACAAATTACCTATAGAAGATAACGAAGCGCCACCCGCTGCGAATTGCCCAATTAAAGCACCAAAATTCTCCGCAAAACCACCAATAGTATTTTGCCAAACCTGCGAAAACTGCTCGTTAAAATTCGTGGCATTTACCACCATAGCGTTTTGCTCCACTTCAAGACTAGCTTTAGCACCACCAACGGCAGCAGCTAATCTTTGCATCATTTGCTCAGTCGTTTCAGTAGCTTTTATCAATGAAGAAGGATCAAAGTTTATCGCTTTAGCAAATTCAACGTTCTTAATCGCTTCTTTTGCCATTTCAACCTGTTCAGCTGTAGTGGTAAACTGGTCTCTAAACTCGATTAACTTTGCTATTTCACGATCATAAGATTCAATACTTCCTGCAGAAACAGCAACTGGCAAACTACTATCAAAAGCACTTAAATTAGCAGGTGCTTTTGCTGCTTTTTCTTTTTTAATTTTAGCAGGCGCAACCACATCAGCTTTAACCGTGTTGCCGTTTAGCAAGTCTAAATTTTGCTTGTTTTTATTATAGATTTCAGTTAGCAATTTAGCTTCCGAATCATATTTTGCATTTTTACGGTCCAATGCTTCATTAGCAAATTGCATCAAACGGTTATTCTCTTCATAAAAAGCCTTTTCAGCTTCCCAACCTTGACCAATTGCATTTTCACGTTTTGCATTATAATCAGCTAATGCTTTTTCACGTTCAAAACCCGCTTTAATTTTATCAGCTTGGTTTTGTTCTAGCAAACGAGAAGCGGCACGAGCCGTTGCACCGGATATCAATGCCCCATTGTATTTTTCAATAGCCATACGAGCTTTATCCGTACCTATATTTTCTAGAGTAAGATTGCCTAAATATTCAGGTGATATCCTGTTGATTGCCTGGATTGCTTTTAAGCGATTGACTTTTGTTTCGTTTTCGTTTCGAGCCGTAATCAAAAGGTTATCCAGTTCCGCTTTTTGATCTACAATCGAAGCTGTCGCTTCATCAGTAACTTTTTGAATCAACTTTTGATTATCAGTAAGCGTCACTACAGATTTTGCAGTATCTGAAAAAGCATTTTTTGCAATCAATAAAGCGCCAGTCAATAAAACCAATCCTGCCAAAATAGGAACTATTGCACCGGATATAACTGCAAATCCAGCTACAACAAAAGGAATAATAGACAGTATTGCGCCAATTCCCAGTAACAAAGGACCAATAACAGCCACCAATCCAGCAATAACAACAATGGTTGTTTTAGTGCCTTCAGATAGCTTCGAAAACGCTTTTATTTTTTCATTTATACTAGTAATTACTGACGTGAATAAAGGCAAAATAACGGCTCCTAGTTGTTGCCCTACTTGCTTTAAACTTTCTGTAAATATTCTTGTTTGATTGGCCGCACCGCCTTGTGTACGTTCAAAATCGCCTTGTGCGTTCTTAGTAACAGATAAAATATAATTGTATCGCAATTGCACTTTTTCAGCCTGCGTCATTTGCTCGTAGTTCTTTTTGATGCCCGAATTCAAAGCAAATTGCTTTAAATTAACTTCAGTCATAACGATACCAAGCTTTTTCAAACTTTCGGTTTCACCAGTAAAAATTGCCGAAATTGCAGTATTAGCAATATCAATAGAAATATTTTTAAAAGAAGCTAAATCACCTGCCAATCCTACTAAAGAAGTAGACATTTTAGCCGCTTGACCTGTAGTCAAACCCATACTGGTTCCCATATCGCCATAAGCAGCCGCCATATCTAATGCAGTCCCTTCAGCAATACCAAAACTATCTAGTGAGCTTTTCGAAAATTCTTTTACTCCTGTAGAAGATGATTTAAAAGCAACATCTACTTTATTTAATGACTCCTGATAATCACTTGCAAATTTCACGGCTGCAGCTCCTGCTGCTAATATTGGCAACGTCACAAAAGCCGACATCGAGCGTCCTACTGCTTGAAACTTTTGCCCTACTTTATCAATAGTTCTCAACGAATTTTGCATCTCCGAGGAAAACTCCCGAAGGTCAACTGCAAATCGAATGTTGATACTCGCTAATGATGCCATGTGACTACTTTTAATTAAGTGTTAAAAGTAGTTTTAGGGTGTATTTTAAAAGGTTGAATAATTCAACTTTGTGACATAAAACAAAAAACCCAAATATCTCTATTTGGGTTTTCCGCCTAAAAAAATAAATAAAAAAGAAAACATATTATTCTGCTTTCGCATTATCTTGTCGTTCCCAAAAAGCGTTCATGCGTTCCAGGTCTTCAAAGATTGTTTCTTGTTTTTGAGCTGCTATTTGTTGCAGTTGTTTTTGTTCCCATTCAAAAGTAAGCACGTCATGTTTTTCGATTCCTTGTTCCAGGTACGGTTTCATAACGGCGTACATTATTTCACGAGTCATTATCCAACGTTCTTTTGAAAAGGCATCTTCTTTTTTTCGTTGGCCATTTACGGCATTAAAAAAAGAACGTGGTGTAAGCGCATACATTTCATCAAATGTCATTCGCAGTTCGCCTAATCCTATTTGTTCTAGTTTGTCCCAGGTTAAAGGTGGTGGTGGTTCGTCACTTTCGTGACCTTCTACTTTCCCGTTTCTTCCGGTTCATTCGTTGGCATCGAATTAACCAATGCGTTTTTAAAATTCTCCAAAGCTTTTGGATCCTTAAAAAATTCATCGATAATATCAAATTCAAAAAGGTTTACTTCATTCCCACCACACTCAATAGCCGAAACTAAAATCACTTCTAAAACGTCAATTTGCTCAAACGTCAGTTTTCCATCAGCGGAATCTAAAACAGCGATTTTTTGTACGACATCATCAATGCCAGGTAATTGCCATTTTCGACCCAAAACTCTAAAAAGTTTCAAGCCGAATTTCAGCTTGAAACTTTTATTTCCTAATTGTAAAACGATTTCATCCATTAAACACCTACTGTTGTAATAAAGTCACCATTTCCTTTGAAAGAGCAATCCCCAGTTGCCACTCCATTAGTTCCTGCTGACATGTTCATTCCTTCAATAAACGTTTGTCCTGTAATGATTACATCACCTACAATGTTAGTAGAGAATTGTACTTCAACTTCAGTTCCGTTTTGAAAAATATCAATAACTTCTTTTGTACCAATTTGAGTAGATGACGCAGTTGGCTTATTTGCCACTAAAAAGTTTGTAGAAACTCCCCAAGTATAATTCCCTGGTGTTACTTGCTCCCCGTTTGTATCTTTGGAAGCGATGCTTTCCATGTTACGCGAAGTTGTAAATGTACATTCTGTAGCATGGAAGATTGTTTTTCCATCTACTCTAATTCTTAAATTTTTTCCAGCATAGGTATTTCCTGCCATAATTTCTATATTTTATTAAAATTAATAATTCCCACAAAAGACTGATCTACTTCTACAAATTCAATTTCGGAGTTTTGCCAATCGTATTTTTCTTTGATAATAGGTTTCATTTGGTCCAAAAAAGCTACACATTTTCGATAGCTATTTTGTTCGAAATAAAACAACAATGTCACACTATACGCGTCACCATCTAAACTTTGTCCTGTTTGTTCCCGAATCACATAATTTGCAAAAGGATACGTTTCATCAGCAGAAGAAACTACAGGCGCTAAACGATCATTCATAACCGTTGTAAAAACCGTTTCAGTCAATAAAAAGTCCGTTATTTCGTCTGATAGTTCTAACATTAGTTGCTTAATTTATTGATTCTTCTTTGAATGAATTTTGCCATTTTATCCTGAGCATCAGCCGTAACCGTGTTTTTTGTTTGTTCGTATGCAATATCCATAAACGGGATTGCTCGCACACGCCCAACTGTGTTTCCTTTGCGTTTATTAGTAACACGAGCAAGCACGCTTTTTTTCCGTCCGTTTCGAAGCGTTCTACGGATATTCTCCGTATTACGGTAAATAGCGTGCCCACCGTGCACCATGTGACCATACCAACCATCGTTTCCGTTTTTTGCTCTTGGACCTGCTAAAATCATTGGATTACTCGATTTTGAAGTAATTAATCCAAGCGATTTTTTAAGGTTTCCGGATTCAATTTTTTTGCCCCGTGCAATATGCGATTTACTACTTACCGGAACCGCATTTCGTGCTGCTACAAGAGAAGGACGTGCGACTTGACGTAGAATAAGAAGGACTTCTTTTTTCTTGTCTTTATCGTTTGCCAGCTCCCTGATCTTCTCTTTGAGTTCAGGAAATCCACTTACTGTGATACCTAGATTACTCATAGTTTTTCACGATTAATTGCAGGTGCGCTTTGCGTCCAATCTCGATAACATTTACCACGTCATACAATTTTCCTTCATACAGCAATCCGAGTTGGTTTTTTAGATTATTCACCATTTGATTGTATCGAATTGTAAATTTCTTATTCACCAAATACCGTATTTTTCCCTCTACATCTTCACTTCCTGAAACATCCATCATGTGCGCCCACGGTTCCGCAATTACTTCCTGAGTAACTTCTTTTTCATTAGTAGAGTTACGTGTTGCCACAAACTTTACTATCTGAACTTTTCGGTCCATTTGGCCTATGAAAGGTGCTTTTTCCATGATTAATATTTTCGGTACTTTCTCAGTAAATTATTGGATGCAGGATTATTCCCTTGCTCGCGGTCTTCTCTACGTTCGTAAAAATCCGAAAGCTTCAAGTTGATGGCTTGCAAAATAGGTTTAGGACATTGCGCCAATGTAAAACCTTGCTCGATAGTTACGATTACAGCATCATCGCGTTTATCCGTTTCCGGTAACGAAATAAATTTGACGTCAAAACATTCCACAATATTAGAATTGCGCAGTTTGTATTGATCCACTGCTAAAGTGGTAAGCGTTGTTTCACCAGGTGCGTAATACTCAACCTTAGTGATGACATCATTTTCATAATTACGTTCGAAGGTTATACTTGATGGAAAAGCGCTTAACTCCATAATGAAATTACGCTTCCCAATAGCACGATTCATATAGTCCTCACAAGCTACTTGTGCAGCATCGATGTAAGATGTCAGCAAATCATCTTCGTCTGTATTATCCGCATCAATACGAAGTTGTTTCTTCGCTTTTTCCAAAGAAAGAATCGGAGCTTCGGCCGTTACGGATGTATAAAAATGAGTCATCATACCTTAGTTTTTTATTATTTTACCAATTCAGTTCCTTCGAAATAAGCACCTTCTTCTTCAGCGCCTTCTTCTTCAACAACAACTTCACCTTTAGCCGCTACATATAATTTAGCGTAACCAGCTTCTATAATTTCATCCGCTTGTTTCTTTTCAACAGAAACACTCTGACCTTCGCTTTGCGGTAAACCATACGCCAACAAAGGCAATAAGGCTACAATCTTTATTTTTTTTGCCATTTTGTAAAATATTAAAAGAAAAGAGCCGAAACTCTTTTCTTTATATTAAACTGCTTATGCAGTCATGAAATTGTTTTTTGCAAATGCTGCTGGATGTGCGATTTGAACATCCGCTTCCATGTTGATGATTAAATTCACAGATGCTTTCGAAGCCGCTTCTGTAGATACTGCATCAACAATGATTTCGATTCCACCCCAAACACCAACATAAAGTTGAGAGAAGTCACCGTAAATCAATGGATACGTGTCAGGAGTTCCTGCAATTTTCTTCACTAATGAAGTTGAAACTGTTGGCATCCCATCGATTAATCCATTTTGGCAAATTGCCCCACCCATATCAGCACCTTTTGTAATAGTTTTCAATTTGGCACGTAATTTAGGATTACATAAGTATCCCAAAGAGATTTCAGTTGCATCCGCATCTTCAACCAATCCTTGTAATTCTACCACGTTTGCATAAGTAGCAGCACCAGCTGCAACTTGATTAGCAGAAGCTAAAACGCCTACTTTATTCAAAATACCAACTGGCTCATTGTTTGCAGCCAAACCTTGAATAGCAACACCTTCCAATGTTCTACGGATTCCATCTTGCAATCTCGTTCTGATTGTAGCTTCTACATCAATAGAAGTTTGCATCAACAGTTTTTTAGTGATTGACACTAACGCACCTGCACGTTTTGGAGACAATTTAGGACCAACAAACTTTTGTTTTTGACCTGTAATTGCTTGACCTTCTTCTAACCATTGAAAAGTATAGTTTGAAGACACTGGCAAAGGAATATCACCACCTGATAAACCAGTCCAAACATTAGCACCCATATCTTCCAAAAATAATTTTGGCATAAAACCATCAATCACTCTTGGAGCCGCATCAGAAACCAATTGACCACCATACTCACCTGCATCCTGCGTAACAGTTTGCTGAGTAGCTCTAGTCATCAATTCCTCAGGGATATAAACCGCTTTTTCGTTTATTTCTAAACCACGCGCTTCACGTTCCGCAATTCCTTTTTCCTGAGCTTCTTTTTCAGCACCTGTCAACTTCCCGCCCATTGCACCACGAATGTGCGCGGCAAGTGAGTAAGCACGTTGTGTAGTCTTTTTTTTCTTTACAGAATCTCCTTCGCCTACAAAATCAGTTCCTTCAGATCCTTCTATTGAACGAAGATTTTCTTCATACGCTAACGCATCATTAGCCTGATCCGTTAATCCGTCGATTTCTTTTTGAAGAGAACGAAACGTTGCAGTTTCAGTCTCATTCAAGCTTCTTTTTTCGCCGTCAGCAGTAGCATGAAGCGCCTTTTGAGCTTCAATCTTTTGAGCTCTTTGTTGCAAAATAATAGCAGATTTTTTCATTTGCTTGTTATAAATTTGAATTAATAATTAATTGAGCTTCAAAAGCGTTGAGCTCTTTATTGTTATCCGAGCGAGTCTCTTTCGAATCGTCTTTCGCATGTGTTTTTTCGATAAAAGCATCTAAACTTCTTTTTGCCACTTCCGTATCTGCATAAGCTGGATACGTTACCGGAGCCACATCATATAATTTTTTGAAGCGTACAATTGTACGCATCGGAATTTCACCTTCTACTTCGGTCCACGTTTGTTCTTCGATATCAAAAGCAAAAGAAGATTGCGAAACATCACCCAAAGCGATTGCATCTTCTAAATCCTTTGCAAACGACCTTTCAGGCGTTACATAAGAATATTTCAATCCGATTTCGTCAACCGATAATGTCAGCGTTCCTTTTCCTTCCTTAGAACGTGCCAAAACGTAGTTAGGATTATGATTAAAAAGACAGCGTACATCATCATTCAACACATCATCAAATGCACCTGGACTAATCTTTTCTCTGAACTGGTAATAATTACCAATCACAGTATCCGAATTAAATTTGGCAGCATAACCTTCGATTAAAGAAGACGTTCCATCCACTGTATCTTCACGCTTTTCAGCACGAACTTCAGATGAAAAGAAACGACGTTCTGCCGTGTCGCTAAGGCTTTTTATATAATCTTTACTTTCCATCTTGGACTGTTTTTAAATTGTTTTTGATTTGTGATTCTGTAAACGTATTGACCGGAGTTAAGAACTCTTCGAGCAAATCAGGACCCACATTCATATCTTCTAATTGTCGCACTTCATTTCTATTCATCCAACCACCGTTGACTGCTTTTCCGTAATATTCACCACGTGATTTAATATCCGAGCGAAGCAATACATTCATATTTCCACGCACATAATATCCGTCCTGGATATCAGATGGCAGGATCAGTTTTTTTGCGTACTCCTGTTCCCAGTTGGTAACGTGTGGCTGTATCGTATCACTTACATGATCTAGTGACTGCTGCTCAATATTATTATTAGTAGACTGTAATAAAGACTTGATTTTGTGTGGTGCGATATTCAACCAGCGGGCAATATCTTCAATACTAAAACGTGCTTGCTCAATGATTTGCGCTTCTTGTGGCGTTACGGTAATTGCTTTCCACTTCATGCCTTCATCCAGCACCGCTACACGTGTAGCATCTTTTTCAGAAAAGGCAGCTTTTATTCCTGCGATTATTTTAGCCTTACCGTCACTAATTGTTTTATCACTTTCAACAACTGCTTGACGAACCCCTTTGTTTTCAAAATTTGTAGCAGAAAATTCCTGTACTTCAATAGCCAGGTTTAATTGTTGTGCTGCATTTGTAATTACACCCACACCACTTATTCCGTTGTGAGATAAGTTTTTGAAATGCAATACTTCAGAAGATAACAATGGATATTTGTAACCGGTGACATCGTAAAGTAATTCACCGTTTTTCATTCGAATATCATTCACTCTATCCCAACTAATAAAATCTGTAGAGATAGGTTTTCCTGCTTTATCAGAATTGATTTTCGCTAAAGCATTCCCTTTAATCAAAAATGAAACCGCCATTGTTTTACGAAAAACAAAAGAAGTCATAAAGGAATTTGGCTCTATAGCAATTACATTGTATGCAGGATGATTTGAGCGTGAAACACGGTTTTTTCCGTCTTTTTGATATATCGAAAAAGGGATTTTCGCAATATCATTTGATATCTGATCAACGCCATTGTAAAATGCAGAAAGTTTTAATGCTCGCGAAGCACTCATATTTGTTCCCGAAGTTCCCTGCGAGAATATACCGCCAAATCCCGAAAAATAGGAATTATCAGTATTTACACTTCTTTTTTGAGAAGCAAACATTTCGCTAAAAGCACCGTTCAAACTCATTACACCTTTGATTTAAGTGTAAAAGTATTGGAACGATGCTTTTTAAATGGTTGAATAATTCAACTTTGTGTGCTTTGCTTTTTTAGCGGATATTATTTGTAAATTAAAGATATTAAAATTAATCCAATCACGGCTCCACAGCCAGCGCCTAATGCGTAGATCAATTTTTGTTTTATTGTCGATATTGCTACTTTAGAAACATTAAAGGCCCAAAGTAAGCTAATTAAAAACGACACTATAAAAACACCGATGTAAATCCCTTTGAGATCAACATCGTGTTTATGGCTACTAATCCAATTTGGAAAAATGATTGCAGGAATATTTTCATAGCTTAAAATTTATAATACCATTCGTCTTTTATTTTTTCGAAGGTGTATTTTAGTTTCCCTACTACCACCGTTACAGTTGTTGGCGGGTACGTTTTAGGTTTAGGCAACAGCTTTATTGCTTTTGCGATATTTTCTACTTTTAGATTTTCGGACATTTTTTTATTAATTATGTTTTTTTTAAACTATTGGCGGTTCCGGCAAATGCATTTTTTTGTAATGCGAAAACATTTTTTTAAATAATTTTTTATCAATTGTATTATTTGGATCAAACTCTATCGCAGTCACTTTTTTTTCCATTTTATAATAAGCGAAATACAATCCTTTTATTGGTAATTCACTTTCTAGAGTTATTTCAATCCAGTTTTCATTTTCTTGACTCATGTTATTTTTTTATTTCAGATTTTATGTAAAAAAATCCAGTTAGTAATTCGATGCTGATTAAAAAAACCACGAGCGTATAACGCACGGGATTTTTTTGTATAAAATTGAATTCTAATAACGCACTGGTGGCAAATGCGAATAAGAATGTAAGTAGAATTATAATTGCTATTTTCATTTTATTTTTTTTGGTTGTTATAATAGTTCGTCATTTTTTTAAAGGAATTCCAATCTGAATAACGATAATTTCCAAATAATTCATGATAGTTTTCATTGACGGTATCAAAAGCTTCTTTATTGGATTTTGCAGTTTTCAACGCTACAAAATAAGCAGCATAAAAACCTTTTCTAGTTGAGAGCTCTCGCATTTGCTCATTTTGTTTTTCAATTTTAGCGATGTAAATTCTAAGAGCGTTTTCTTCGACTGCGTTCATAATTATTAATAGATTTAAGTTAGCAAGTGAATTCAGTATCTTCCCTGTTGTAGATACTTTCGTTTGTTTCTTCAGGCGTTGACATCGAGCCGCCCAACGCATTTATTGTTGCAATAATTCCATCGACACGGCGGCCATTTGCACCGGAACGCCCTTTGTGTACTTTTAAATTGTCGTTTGCATCTGCATAAATCACACATGAAGCAAGCATCCAAGCTAATGCGGGATTTCCGTCATGTTTTATCTTACCGGAATACACGAGTTTTTCAAACTCTTTTGTAGGTGCCGAAATCGTTCCAATAGCCTGCGAAAATTCAGAAACATTTAAACCGTCTTCCTGTAGTTCCTGGATTAATTGCGTAGCGTTATAGCGATCGTATTCGAGACGGATTACTTTGTGTTCGTGAAACGTGGATTTGATTATATCACTAATCACAAAATAATCGATTACGTTTCCAGGCGTTGCAATGATATACCCTTTGTCAGCCCAATATTGATACGGCACGCGATCCTCTTTGGAACGCTTTTCGATGGTATCTTTTGGGCAAAAAAGCCAAATTTTAAGGTAACGCTCCATGTTTTCATCCGGTTCCGATAAAATCGCATAAGCACTTAAATCTGTAGTTGTAGAAAGGTCCAATCCAGCATAAGCTCCATATTTTGTGAATTTCTCCATTGGGATTTCATCGACTTTATTTTTCATCCAATCTTCGTTGTAAATCCAAGAAAACTGCTGATCTACCCACATATTCAAATTTTTAGTTTTGAAATTTCGAATTTTTGAAGGTTGATTCAACGCTTTTACAAATTCCTTTTCGATTCCTTCCAGTGCCAAACCATTTCCAAGAAGTGGATTTGCTTTGATCCATAATTCCTTATTTTCCCATGATTCAGGTGTTTCTAAATCTTCCTGGTCGATGTCGTGAATCATTATCCAAAGTGAGTGATCTATATTTCGGCCTTCCAAAACTTCGATAACAGAATCTTCATAGTTTTTGCAGGCAGATTGCACGTTTGCACCTGCTGTTGTAATTTGGTAAATCAATGGCTGCGCTCTTTGCACTGTGGATGATTCAAGATTTTCTTTTACAGAATCATCTTTATGAGCATGATATTCGTCAATAATACCCACATGGCAGTTGATTCCATCCTGTGTTTTAGAATCGCCACCCAACGGCATCATGGTTGATCCTGTATTTTTGAATCCGATTATTTTTTGAAGGCAATAAAACCCCATTTTACGCAAAGCAGGATTCGCCACCGGACTTTCGATGTACATTTTCGCCTGTTTCCAACAGATGCGCGCTTGCTCTTCCTTTGTGGCCCCAACGTACACTTGTGCTTCCATTTCGAGATCAAAAGAAAGCGCGTATAATGCAAGGCCCGCCATTTCAGCGGTTTTCCCGTTTTTTTTGGCTCTTTTATCATAAACGGTATTTATGCGACGAAATCCGGTTGTTGCATTAATCCATCCAAAAATATTATACATGGTAAACTGTTGGAACGGTGCCAAAACGAACGGTTTTCCTGCCAATTTTCCTATGGTATGGTTTAAAAATGTAGGGAAGAAACTCAGGATGCGCATTCCTTTTTCGTGGTCCAGGATAAAACCATCTATTTCAGCGTTTTCAATCCAGGAGTAAAAACGCTCAACCGATTGCTTGATGCGTTTTCCAACAATGATTTTTCCCGTACGCACATCATTTGCGTACTGAAAAGGAACGGAATTAAGCTGTTTTTGTGTTGGTTTCATTACTTGATTTTGTTTTTAATGCTATAAAACGATTACAAATAACACATATTTGTGTTATGTTATTTTAAAATATAACTGCAATTTTGATGCGTGTTAGATAAAAGCGAAAAAATATTTATTAAAAATGTTGGGCAAAAACTTAGAGAAAAACGATTGTCTAAGCATCTTTCGCAAGCCACTCTTTCCTATGATGCCAATATTCCAATTAACCAAATAGGACGAATTGAACGTGGCGAAATCAATACTACCATTGGCTCACTTTTTAAGATTTGCAAAGCTTTAGATATTGACTTTGCGGAATTATTGCCTTAAAAGCGCGCAAACCTATTTCTTAGTTTTTCAACTTCTTTACGGGAAACCACATTTTTGTAAATTAAATTGCAAAAGGAAGGCTTTTTAACTTCTTGCTGGACGTGTGCGCATAAATTGAAGTCGTTTTTAATGATGTATGCCCTAACAAATCCGATATCAATTTTAGATCAGTTCCTTTCTCGAATAATCCGGTTGCTGCACTATGCCGAAGCGTATGCATATGGTATTGCTTCCCTAGATATTTTTTAACGATTTGGTTGCAGCTCCCGGAAGAGTATTGCAAACTAAACTGACCATTGAATAAATATTCTTTTGGAAGATATTCGACATAATACAAGCGGATTATTTCTCTAGTCGTGGGCGTTAGCGGAACGATTCTGTCTTTTTTACCTTTAGCACCAATGATTCTGATTTGCATCAGTGGTGTGCTAATGTGCTCGAGCTTTAAATTTAACACTTCCGAAACTCGCAATCCTACCGAAGCTGTCAAAGCAATTATCGCTTTGTGTTTTTTGTTTTCGATTTTGTCAATCATCAAAACCAGTTCGTCCATATCAATCACCAGTGGTATTTTCTTTTCTGTTTTGGCGTAGGTTATGTATTCGAATTTTCTGTTTTGTTTTATTGTCAAAA